GCAATGTGGTTAGCAGTTGCAACAGAAGACATATGTCCATATAAGAATATGTACTCACCAGAGTTAGTTGATGAGAATGTCTTGTTTGCAGCAGAACCAGCACCACCATTAACGATAGCATTTGACATATACATGTTAAAACCAAATAATGGTCTGTCAGTCATTCTACCGTTTCTGATTTGTGATGCACCACCGTCCATCATTACTGATTGGTCAACTAGTTTTGCATCTGCTTTTCTTAATTGTTGGAAAAACTTAGGTGCTGCAACTAGCCATCTGTTTTCTTCTGGTACGTCATTTTGGTCTAAAACAGATTTTGCAGCAGAAACGATATCGGCTAACGTGTTAGAGTTAGTTGTACCAGTTAATGGTGAAGCATCTGTTCCAGTGTTACCAGATGAAGTAGAAGCATTGTCATAAATGTATTTTAATACATTGTAGTCATAGTTCTTCTTCAATGAGTATGCACCTGAAGAGGTTGCAAGAGCTTCAAAGTTTACATGAGATTGTCTTTCTTCAATATCATCTACTTTGAAAGCAAAGTATGAACCTTGATCAACTATAAGAGTAATCTGATCGTCAGCTAAATCTTGAGTAGAAACAGCTGTACCTCTAGCATAATCTTGTACAGTGATTGTAGGTTCTTTTATTATTTTTACAGTATCGCCAAAATTTTCAATTTCTCCAGCGTAATCAGTGTTAGTAATATCTTCTACCACTGATGCTCTTCTGAAGAATTTTTGAACCTTCTGACTAAAAATTTGTGGAGTGAAATTACCTGAAGGTAAATTTCCGTATCCACCAGCACTTCCAAAAGCCATGGTTGTACCCTCCTATTTGTTTAGTTAGTTGATTATTTAACGTTGTTCAATTCTACCTTCTAAACGAGCTTGGTCAATCTCTTTCTCATGCTTTTCAAATTCATGAGGTTTTAATCGAGAAATCTCAGATATAGTCCAAACTTTCTTTTTAGGAATGTCAGTCTCAGTACTTTTCTTAGTTTTAGAAATTGCTTTAGCGGCTTCTTTTTTTATATCCTTTTCTTCTTGCTTAGATAATTTACTAATACCACGATCCATTTTATATAGATCAATAGCTCTAGCAGCTAACTTAGCATTGGAAGTATTTTCATACAACCAATTTTGAATAGTAGGATCTTGTACTTCTGCCCATTGATGAAAATCATCGTGTTGACGAAGTTCATTAAAGTCTGGGTGAATTTTAAGAAGTTCTACTTCAGCTTTTTCTCTGGCAATTTGTTCCTGTTGCTTTTGCAAGTTTTGATATTTTTCTTCAATATCTTTTGCTCTAGCATCAGCCTTTGTCATAGCTATGGTTTCAACCATATCATAGACATCGGGATATTCCTTTCTCCAAGATTCTAATTCATCTTTAGATTTAGGAGGTGTAAATTGCTGAGTACTTGATTCTAACTGTGTCCGTAAAGAAGAAAGCTCTTCCTTATGTTTTTGAATAGTAGAATCATAGTGTTTTTTAAGATCATCATAACGTTTCTTAAAAACACGATCTTCAGCGTTTGCAGGGCGTTCAGCGATAGGAGTAGCCTTACTATCTGTTTGATCTGCAGTCTCTTCAGACGCATCGGTGTCCTTCTGCTCGGTTGCTGCGTTTGCTTGTTTGTCTCTTTGTTCCTGATGATATTTAGATAATTTACCTGTTAGAAACGCTTTTGTTTCTTCATCATCCTCACCTCTATCTTTATGATATGGGTTTGAATTTGGTACATTAACTTTTTTCTCTTCAGTTTCAGAGACTTTGTTTTCTTCTTCCATTATTTTTACCTATTGGTTGAGTGCCTTATGGATAAGGGTAGCTCGATTCCATAATTGTTGTGGGCTGAAACTAAACTAATTCAGTATCAATTGATGAATAATCAATATCCTCTGGTTGTTCTGTTTCAGGTGGCACAGTTTGTTGATCCATCTCTTGAGTAGCTGAAAGATCTGCTATAAAACTTTCTATAGCTTCTCTTTCATCTGCTCCACCATATCTTTTAGTTGCAAAAGTTTTTACAACTGATACAGGTAGAACAACGTTCTCTTCTGCACTAGTAAACTGATCAATTAATTGACTAGCGTCTGGTGCAATTTTTTTAAGAACACTTGCAACAGATGGAGCTAAGACTGTATCTAATACAATTTTATCTTCATCTGTTAGAGATTGAATTTTGTTTTGTAAATCTTGTGATGGCATTTCTTGAGATTGAGACTGTGGTCTTTGTGCAACTTGTTGAGGCTGAACTCTTTTAGGTTGCATAGATTCTGGAACTTTCATTCTACTCATATCTGGAGCTTTAGGTGTAAAAGGTTTTTTATCTACTAATCCAGTTGTACTAACTTTATTTCCTGTTTCAATTGCCATTATAAATGCCTATTACGTTTGTTATTAAATAAATCATAGTTTTTATCACTTACAAAATTTCCTATTATCCAACATAAAGGTTCACCTATACCTGCATAGATTCTTCCTAATAAATCAAATTTACCTTCATTTATTCTCCATGCAATATCATTTGCTCTATGTTGTGCAATATGTTTCCAAACTTTTCTATAAGTTTTAAATTTTTGTATATGCCTTACAGTTGGGATTGCCCAAGACAAATACCCTTTAAGATGTTTTTTAGTTAAATATTTGTATGTAAATCTTATATCCCTTACTAAATCTAATGTAGATAAATCTTCAGTCTTATGTAACTCAGTACATATTACTCTACTTTGATTTTTAAAATATGTATTATTTGATATTGTTATCATTTTCTTTTATCCAGTCTAGATTTTTATATTTATTTTTATCTAAATTTATAATATATGATTTAACATTTGTACCACAGCAAATCATATTTAAATGTTTAGTATACAATTTATCTAAAGAATCTTCTCCCGTTATAGTATATATTAACTTTATTTTATTTTTTAATGCTTCTCTTTTAATACCATTAACTAACAGCTTCATCGCTTTAAACAATTTTATTTTAGAAACTTCTGGACATGAAAATATACCATACATAAATCCAAAATTAGAATATCTGTCTATAAATAAACCTGCAGCACATAAAGGTTTATTATCTTCGATAATAATTCCTAACTTAGGTAAAGATTCTTTTGGCATAGGTAAATCCCAATTATGTTTTTTACACCAATTAGTTAAAACTATATAATCTTTATTTAAATTCCACTGTCTAATTTGCATTTAAAATATTAACATTATTAATATCTTCATTTATTGCGTGGGTTTTCCAATTATTAAAAAAATCTTCTTCGTTATTAATTAATTGATCTTGTTCATTTACTTCAAAGTAATCTGTAAATAATATATCATTAATTAAAATTCTTCTATTTTCTGATCCAAATACATATACAGTATTTAAATCATTACCTAATGATTTACCATGTTTAGTATCTCTAACTCTTAACCAAACACCATCTTCATTTACCATATGGCTACCAGATACTTTAATACCTTTATAATCATATAGTTCTGTATTTAAAAATTTACCTACAGCAAATACTTTACCACCTACTGCAACATTATCTCCTAAATCAACTTGCTCTACTGGTTTTTTAGAACCATCTAACATAGTAATTAGTGTGCCTTTAATAAAACATCCTGGATCTCCACCTCCACCTCTTTGACTTGGTGGTACATTATTAGCAGATGTTCTTACTGATTGTTTATAATCTTTAGATTGTTCTTTCATTTTATTTGTATTATCTACAAATGATTGAGAAACACCATTTGGATTAGATGCAGATTTAATTCCTTTTTTCTGAATAGTTTTTTCTCTAGTTTCAATTCTTTTATCTCCTGCTGCTTCTAAATTACCTGTTTTAGAAACTCTATTAAATCCTGCATATAAATCTGTTGCTGGATTTCCACTTATTCTACCGTTTTCATTTGCATTAAAATATTTTTTATCATGCTTTTGAGTAATAGTTTCTGGTGTAGTTAAAGCATCTAATGCCCCTATTATTGGACTAGATTTTAAAGCTGAACCTACTGCATCTCCTAATGCTTTTAAACCTGTACTAACTTTTTTAAGTGTTGTGTTTGCTTGAACAGATAAAGTTGGTTTTTCATATTTAACACCAGTAGCTCCTCTCATAATTGCATCTTGATAAGGTGCTTTAGCATCTATACCACTTGGTCTAGTAGTTTTATATTCAGATACCATTGGAGTATCTATACCACTTGGTCTTGTAAATTTGTATTCTGGTCTAGTTGTTGTACCTTTAGGTGTTACATCAAATGCACCAAAAGGTTTAATAGTATTTTTATCAACTACAATTCCTGGAACTGTTCTTTCAGCTGCTTTAACTCCTAATGAACCTCTCATGATTGCATCTTGATAAGGTTTGTCTACCATCTCTTGAGTTGAAGGTAATGCTTCACCTGCAATGTCTCTCATAGTAGGTCTAGTTATTCCTAACTGTGGGTCAATTTTACTAGCTTCTTTTTGAAGTTGTGTTTGACTTAACATTGAACCACCAGTATAATCTATTCTGTCTCCACCTCCAGCAGGTTTAAATGCTTCAGTAGTTTGTTGTGCAATAGTTTGTGTAGTAGCTTCTGTAATTACTTTTGATGTATCTGTTGTACCAGTAGTTGTAGTATAACTTGGAATAGTTAATTTTTTAACAGGAGTAAAACCTACTTGTTTAAGTGTATAGCTACCTGTAGCAGGATCTTGAACTAATTCAAAAGTTCCACCACCAATTCTATTTACATCAAAAGTTGTTGCCATAAATTATTCCTTATTGCGTTTGTTCGCTTCCTTCAGGTTGAGTATTTGCCGCACTAAAGCCAGTTTCCCCTGGCATCGGTACACCGCCAGTTCCGATGTTGCCACCTCCAGCTCCCGATATATCTGTTGCTGAAGCTCCTGGAGGTACTTCTCCAATTGGCCCCATTTGATTTTGTCCTCTAACAGAGGCTGTATTGTTTTGATTTCCATTTGCCATCCCCATTATTTGTGCATAGATCGCAGCTTTTTCTGGATCATTAATTAATTGATCTGGATCAATGTCTAAAGATTTAGCAATTTCTTTTAAGCAAGTATGCCATCTTACAAATGGTGCAAGTGCAGGATTAGATGCAGTTTGCATAAATGTAATTAATCTTTGTGATCTAACTTCTTTTTGCATTAATGAAGAAGTTCCTTGTGCTTTAACTTCCAGATCACCTTTGATATTAGGAGAGTCTTCATTGAATTGCATGTTCCAATGATATAGTGATTCTCCGAGGGGTTTCAATAGATAGTCATCAATATTTTTAATAACTGTCTTAATACTTAATGCTGCAGCTCCCATTAACATAGACATACCTGATGCAGTTCTAGTTGTAGATTGTACACCTGTTGCACCATGTGAATATGATGGGATACCTGTTGATTCATCTGCTAGCTGTCTAAACTTATCAAACATTTGTAAATTTTCTTGTGCAGTACTTGGAAACTTAAGACCATGAACTGCTTGACCTGTTTGACCACTTTGTCTTCTAAATATTTTACCAGGATATACTTTCATATCTTGTCCTGGTACTAGCATTGTTTCATCAACATCAAATACTAAATTACCTGCTAATGCCAAGTTATCAATAGCCATTCGTGCATGACCATTCATAACCATTTGTGAGTCTTCCATATTTTCTGGAATACCTACTCCAAAAAATTGATATGGATTTAATTCATATGGACATACTAAGTATGGTAATCTTTTTGGTGAGAATGGATTTTCTACCATTCTTAAAACTTTATTACCACATATCCATGCATTAATATGAATTATTTCAGAATCTGAATCATAAAAAACTCCACATTCGTCAGCAAGTTTTCTATCAATAACACCCCAGTATTCTAGTACTTCAAATCTATTTTTATAAATACTAGTAATATTTTCTCTATCATACAATGAAGATTCAAATCCTCTTGTTTGATAATTAGGCCCCATCTCTAAACATTCTTCAACAGCTTCATGATTGAACATTGGTTTATTTTTTAGATCTTCTAGTTGCTGTTTATTAAACGAATGTCTTTGAATTACATAATCACAATCATTAATATTAGTAGCATTTGGATCTGGATAAAAATCCCAACAGGATACTGCTTCAATAGATGGAATTGATTTTGTTTTAGAAATTTGAACTTTAGTTATATTACCTTCATCGTCTTCTGTAGTATCATAACTATGATAAGTTTTAGAATCTGTAAATGGGCCTTTTAAAATTCCTGTTCCTAATAATGCCATTTCAAAAAATACATGACGCATAATTGTAATAGCTTTACTTTCTTCTAATTGATCATGAATTAATTTCTCCATAGCTTCTGCTGCTAACTTAGCAGGTTCTATCTGTGGAGTACCAGTATTAGAAGGGCCTTCTTCAAAACCTAAGTTCTGATATTCTTGTGCAAGATTTCTCATTAAATCCGTAGCAGTGGCACCAGGAGGAATACTTTTACCATCACCTGCATAACCATAAGGATCCATATCTTCTGGAACTTCTGGTTTTTGTTCTTGTGGATTTTTTAAATGAGCTTTCTCTGCAATACCTTCAGGAACTGATGTTGGATTAATTCCTAAAGGAAATTTGTTTTGTGAAAATAGTACTTCGATAATTTGACCGAATGAAGCAAGTACTTTTGTTTTAGTTATTTTAACAAAGACTCTAGATTTTTCTGAATCTCTAAAAGCCATTTCTGGCCCATACAATCCTCTATAATTTCTGTATGCTTTCAACCATCTTTTTTCATCATAAATTTTTGATGTTTCAGATTGTTGAAACTTAGAACGTATGTGACCTATTAAAGCATTACCTTCAACTTCGTAACTTCCGTTTCTATCTTTACTATCTTCCATTTAAATTTAATAGTCTTTTTGATCTGCCATTCTAAAAATTGATGGATCTACTTTTGATTTAGATTTTCCTTTTTTATCTTTACCATCACCAGCCATATCACCTTGATTGATTTTCATATTTGGATTAATTTCTAATCTATCATTTGGTCTTTTTGCTACATCTGGTGCAAGTTCTCCATGCATGTATCTTTTCATCATTTGCTCTTCTCCTGTTATTAATAATCTTTTTGATCTGCCATTGTAAATAAATTGCTCTGAACATGTTCTGATCCAGACTTAGTTGGGACATTATTATCCGCTAAGTATTTTATAGATTCATATTTTCTTGGAGCATGTTTACTAAAGTCAATGTTCATTGATTCTCTGTTTGGTTGTTTGCCATCAGCAGCTTCACTTAATTGACCTTGTTTTACTTTAGCCTTTGGATCGAATTTTGTTTCCATTGTTCCTCCTGTTATATTTTTATTTTTTTAATTTTGAGTATGTTTTTAGTAGGGATAGTTGTATGTCCACCCCCTTGTCTAATTTCTTTGTTATTCATTTCAAAATTAAAATCTGACATCAGAATAGTTACTTGAGAATCTTCTTTCATTAACCATCCTATCGTACAGCATATAGCTGTAGTTGATTTTTTTATATCTTGTATATCTACCCAAGAAGAATCAGATACAATATCTTCCCAGTAAGCAATTACCAAATCGTATGGAAATATTTTTTTATTAAGCTCTGGCAGTTTTCGTTTTTGCTTTGACATTTTTTAACTTTCCAGAATTTTCCATTGCATAAAAAACAGCTTTGCCTTTTTTATCCCCGTACTGTTTTATTAAATCTTTTAAAATTTTTTTACCTTTATCACTTAATGGCATTATAATACTTTTCC